CCGCCGCCGCCACCGCCACCGCCGCCACGGATAAATCCTCCGTTGTTTTGGATTGTAGTGTTAAATCCTAAATTAATAGCAGCACCCGCAGATGCACCAGCTTGTCCAGCATGTGCAGCATCAGCATTACCACCATTACCACCTTCACCACCAGCACCAACAATTTGATTATTATTTATAATTTTAACGGTATCACCAGATGCCCATTGACTTCCTGTATCAATACCATATCCACCTGTGCTTGACGAACCTACAATAGCTTGTACAGTTAAAGTTATATCTGAATTACCTGCAGAATATGTACCGCCTTTGTTTGAATAAATGTTGTAGTTCTGCGTTGTACTTGAAATAGTAAGTGCAATAGATACACGGTTAGTGCTACCATAAAACTGTGACATAGAAATAGTTCCACTACTTGGAATATTACCAGAATCTCCAGTTGTACCAGATGGTACATTATCACCACCAGCATAGTATTCAGACATTGATATAGGGTTACTACCCCCAAACTCTGTTTGAATAGCTGATAATGCTAACGCTGACCCTGCACTTGGTATTGCCATCTATTTTCCCTTTTTAAGTTCGTCTACTTCTGCTTTTAATTCTTTAACTGCTTCAATAAGAACACCAACAAGGTTGCCATAAGCAACTGACATATACTCATTTTCATCATGTACTACTTCTGGCATTACTTTTTGCATTTCTTGAGCAATCACACCTGTGCCCTGTCTACCCTCTCTAGTAAAAGTAACACCTCTCATGTTAGTTACTTTATCTAAGGCGTTAGTAATTGTCTCAATATTGTCTTTTAGTCTTTCATCAGAAAAAGCTGTAACATCATTATTAAAAGTTGCTGCACCTGCTCCCGACATATCTAAGGTTAAAGCAGTTATAGTTGAACCACCATCATTACCTTTAAATATTATGTCTTTATCACTAACAGCACTTTGAATTACAAAGTCAGACGAGCTATTAGCAAACCTACCTATCTCTGTACCAGCATCTTTGATAATGACATCTCCACCATCAGCATCTAAATTAATATCACCTGCAACATCAAGAGTTAAATCACCTGAAGATAAATCTATTTCTGTGCCATCAATGGTTATATTATCTACTATCACACCAGCGTTTGCTGTAACTGTGCTATTAAAACTAGCAGCTCCCGCTTCACTCATATCTAGTGTTAATGCTGTTATGTTAGAACCACCATCATTTCCTTGAAAAAGCATATCTTTATCACTAACTGCTGCTCTAATAGTTAAGTTACTACTATCCATACTAACTTCAGCTATCTCTGTGCCAGCATCATCAAGTAAAATAGAACCACTATCAGAATCTAAAGTAATATTTCCTGCTACATCCACAAGTAAATCACCTGTAGATAAATCAATCTCTGTGCCATCAATAGTAATATTATCTATTGTTACCCCACCGTCTGATTGTAAAGAACTCACAGCGGTAACTGCATCAACAACATTAGTGCCGTTGTTATATACCCACATAGTTTTACCTGATGGTACTCCTATTCCTGAACCAGAAGGAGTCTTGACAGTGATAGTATCAGCTGTACCGTTATTAACTAAGTAATTTTTTTGTATTGCTGGAACAACTAAGTTTTGTGCTCCACCTGATGTACCTGTTAAATTAAGTCTAAGATGACGAGCTGATTGTGTAGCGTTTGAGTTTGATAAAGTAAGAGTTACTTGACCGCTTGAGAAAGCTACATCAACAGTACCCACTATAGCTTCTTCTATCGCTGTTCCTAAATTAGTATTAGTAGTTGTACCCCAACTACCTGATTGCTCACCTGTATTAATTAATTCAATTTTTAAGTCTGAATATGAACTAGCCATTTCTTTCTCCTATTAGCTTGATTTACCTGCTAATGGAACACTTGTAACGTGAATTTTGGTATGTCGCTTTCCATTCCACGTGGCACCACAATCTGAGCAAGTCCCTGATTTATATTCCTCTGCATCTACACTCATTCCACAATTAGAACACTCTAGATGTACTTCATATTTACATTGTATTATACCACCATCTAATTTTTTTGCTTCAATTATCATGCTGCTATATCCTTCCAATTCGGTGTTTGAGATGTATCTATTAAGCCCCATACTAATGTAAATCCGTTTGTTTCACAAGTACCACTAACACCTGTAAGAGATACTGTAGCTCCTCCTATTGCACTTGAACTTCCAATAGCCGTAGTAGCTACTATTCCTGTTACAGGTACGGTATTGCTACTTTCTTGAGTTACTGTACCTAAAGCACTTGTTCCAGCTACGCCTGTAACTGTTATGTTTGCTTTTGCAACTGTGGTTACTGTACCTAGAGCACTTGTTCCAGCTACGCCTGTAGCTGCTGCGTTTGCTTCTGCTACAACTGCCTCTGAACCTAAAGCACTTGTGCCTGCTACTCCCGTAACTGCTGCGTTTGCTTTTGCAACTGTGGTTACGGTACCAACAGCACCTGTACCTGCTTCTCCTAAAACTTCACCTGATTTATCTCCAGTAACAAGAACAGAAGCTAATGTAGTAGTCCCAGCTACACCTGTAACAGATACACTAGCACCAGCACCAACTGTAGTGGTTCCTATAGACCCAGTTGCACTAACACTTACGGAGCCTTCACCATAAGCAAGAGCGTTCCAACTGGAGCGTCCCCATCCGTCTAAAGGTACTACTATTCCTGCCATATTAGTTTCCTAATGGGTTGTCGTTAATAATGTCGTAAACTTTAGATAGTTCTCTTTCCATCCAAGCAGAAAGTTTGTCTTCCATATCTCCCATTTCTACATCCATTTTCTCAAAACTTTCCCAAACATCATCAATATTATCGCTATTAAACTGCACTCTTTCTTCTACTGTAGTTAGTCTATCATTTAATTGTCCAGTATCACTACTAGCTAAACTATCTTCCATAGCCACTAAACGTGTGCTTAGGTCTGACATCCACCATACGAACCCACCTGCTGCTGGCACTACCGATAAGACTATCGTAAGCATCACTGCTGGCGAGAGCACCAATGTCTTGCTCATATATATTCTCCTGTGTCAACGACACTGTTTCTTGTATTGTAATTGTTTGTGGTATTACTTGCAAATACACCATTGTTGTAATATTTATCTGCCCTAATTTATCAGCGTTTGTAACAGGTTTTTTAACTTTAGCCACAACTTTTGGCTTGTTAGTTTTAGTTGTTTTATTAGGGGTATTTTTAGCTGTTTGTTCTTTAGCATCATTTTTCTTTTTATCTTTGCTGTCTTTAGATTTACTTTTTTTGACGACTTTACTTTCGTCACTTTTGACTTCGGCTTCACTGGAGTCTGATAACTCGCTGTTTTCATTTCCTTCAACCTCTGATTCTGCCGTTTGTTCTGCTTCATTTTGACTCTCCTTAACATCCTCTTCCATATTTGGTTCTTTTAATTCTTCTGGAGTCTCTAACTCAACTTCAGCGATTTCTTCAACCACAGGCTCGCTAACCTCAATTTCTTGAATTTCCTCAACCACCTCAATCTCAGGAATTTCTACAGGTATCTCAGGAATATCTACAGAAATCTCTGGCACTTCAATATTCATAGATATCTCAGGCACTTCAGGAGTTATTTCACTAACCTCTGGTAAATCTGGTAAGTCAGGTAATGTAGGTATTTCAATAGCTACAGGTTGTAATATTACATCATTAACAATCTCTGTGTCCAAAGTTAAACCCTCAATAAGAGTTTCTTCAATAATTACAATAGGCTCAACTACAATAGGCTCAACTACCAAAGGTTCAATTATTGGTTGAACTACGATAGGCTCAATTACCACAGGAGCCACATACTCTTCTATGGTCAAAGATAAACTTAGATTATCAATAATAGGGCCATACCAATTACTAGAGTTGCCAGTATCATTACCTGTAATAGTTAAATTTAATGATGCCTCGTCTGTGTTAAAATCACCTATCACATCTTTAGTAAAAGAATAACTCTCCCATCCATCTTCGTATGGCACAGCTGTAGTTTCTGATAACACCTCTGATGTTGATTCAGTTGATAAAGTAATGGTTGATACTACCGTATCATCAGCCCCAGCATTACACCATTGACTACCACTATTACCACAACCAATAGAGTCAAAATTCATATTTATTTCTTTTATTAAATGATTCTCAGATACACCTGATATATCTACATCTTGACTAATACTACCACCTTGATATCTAAACCTTACACTTTTAGATGCTGAATCAGAATAAGTTGCAGGGTCTCTTTTAACCTTATCTTGATTATTGTCTGAGAGTTCCCAACCACTGGTATCAGTAGTAAAGTTTGGGTTATTTAGTAGGTTGTCCGTAGTGGTTTCTGCCCGAGCTATTAATACGGACATGAATACTACCACGAGGGCCCACGATATTATTGTTTTCATCTATAATTCCTAGTTCTAAGTATTTAGCTTTAGCTTCTTTTCCTACTAAACCATCTATAGGACAAGGGCTTCCTGCAGCAAGCATAGCTGTAAAAACTCTATCGTCTTGACATAAGATACTCGTAGCTGACACTTTAAGTCCAAGTTGAGCAAGGCTACGAGAAAGTTTTATTCTTTCACAATTTTTGTCAATTACGTGGGTTGCAAAAGAACCAGAGAATAATCCTGTACCAATAGCTCCAGTTCGTACCACTATACAAACATCACTACCACTACCGATAGACAACGATGGTGCTATGGCTGATGGTGGCGGTTGGTCTTTGTAACGTATAGTTGTATCTGCAGCATGTATTGTAGCTGTGTGTACAAAAACTATTACAACTATAGTTATAAAAAATAAACGCTCCATCAGTTCATACATTTAAGCTATACGTATAATTGCATTCGAAGCGTCAGCTGCAGGGAATACTACTGTAAAGTCTCCCGCTGTAGATGTCTTATCTGCACCAAAATCTAATACTGCTACTGCTTTATCACTTTGAGTGTCGTTATAAATTAACGCACCACGAGCTGTAACTGTAGCTGTAGAAAATGTTAAATCATTAAAGTCTAAAAACGCTGTAGTTCCAGATGATGTAGGAGCTACCGCTGTAAGTGCTGCACCTGCTGCTGTATATCCTGTTCCTGATGCTTCACCAGAAGTTGTATATGCTGTAGTACCAGCACCTAAAGAAGCTGATGAAGTATATAATGCTAATTTAAAACTATCAGCGTTCGTATTACCACGAGCCACTGTTGTACTAAATGCATGAATACCATTCAACAACTCAACTTTAAATGAAGTACACATTGCTTGAGAAATTGCCATTTTATATCTCCAAAAGTTTAGTTAATTCAGAATGCCCTGCCTTATGCAGTTTATTCGCTATAGTTGTATGATTAGACTTTATAGCCTGTTTCATATAAAACACTAGAACTTGTCTAATGCTATCTTTGTAAGCCAAAGCCTGCTCCTTTAATAAAG